CTTCTGAGCAGACGATTAGTCGCTCGCGGCAGATGCTTACGCTCGTCGCCGCCTGTCTGGCGGTGCTGATTCTCCCTGCTTCTCTCACCGGAACATCGGTCGCGATTCCTCAGATCAATGCCGAGTTGCGTCCCGGCCTCGTTGCGTTGCAGTGGGTCGTCAATGCATACAACCTGACGTTTGCGGCCTTCATGCTGATCTCAGGATCACTCGCGGACATCCTCGGTCGAAAACGAGTGTTTATTTCTGGGACAGCGCTTTTCGCGGCATGCTCATTGGTCAGCGTAATAGCTCACAACATCCTTTTACTTGATGTTGCGCGTGGCTTATCCGGCATTGGTGCTGCGGCGATGATGACCGCCGGAAGTGCCCTCCTCGCCCAGGCCTACGCGGGTAAGCGACTGGCAAAAGCATTCGCGATCTTCGGTTCTGCCGCAGGTGCCGGACTAGCAGTCGGTCCGTCACTCTCGGGTCTCCTGGTTGGTTTTGCCGGATGGAGATCCGTGTTCGGATCGCACCTCGCCGTAGCCGTTATAGATCGTCTTCACGCATCGACCTCCCCGCCGTCGGACTCCCGCCCCGAACGAGGAACCTCCGGCTCCACGATCCTCTCCGAAGCGCCCATCTCGATCCGGGTATCCTCACCGGCATTCTCCCTGGCGCGCTGCTCCGGAGTCAACGGCAGCCCGTCACGCGCAGTCCTCGCCGACACCGCCCCCTGAGCATGCGCCTGCAGCAACGAAGCCGCCCGAGCCGACGCCGACGGCAACGCGATATCCGCCCACACCGTCGACAACGACTCCAACCCATCCGTCGACGCCCCCGACAGGCGCAACGCCACACGAGCCCACTGCTCCCACGCCTCCCCGAAAACCTGCTGCTTACGCTCCCCACGGGCAATCAACCGCTCCTTCGCCGCCCGCATCGCCTCCGCCGACGCCGGATTCGACGTCGTAACACCCAGCATCGACGGAGGAATCCCCGTAAACGCCGACACCTGCTCAGCACACGTCTTAATCACATTGATAATCTCCGAAAGCGAAGCACCCTGCAACTGCCCCACCTTCGCATTCGGATCCGGAGCGAACAACATCGCCCCCAAATACACTTCCTCCGCCGTCCTCATCGACCCATCCGGAGCCCGGAAATTATCCGCAGAAGCCCCCAGAATATAGCGTTGAGGCATCGACAGAATCTCCGTCGCCAACTGCAACAGAGTAAACGACCGAGACGCCGCATTCCCAAACGGAATCACCTGATCCATCTCCGAACGACCAGCCTTATCCGTAATCCTCGAAGCATTCGTCAACGGAATCACCGGCACCACGCCAATCCCCGGCTGCACCCCGATCGACCCCCACGCACCCCCGAGCTGCTGGAACACCTCGATCCGGTCAGGAGTGTAATACGCCGCCTTCTGAACCGTCGTCCCCTCCGGAGTATCCTCCTCGAACGCCACCACACACTCGGAAATCTCCCCATCCGACGCCCGCTGCACCGCAAACCCCGAACGCGTATGCACCGTCGTACGAATAGACCCATCAAGACGACGCCCCACAACCACGAACGCCTGCCCCTGAATCAACGACTCCACCTGCGCCAGATTCGACAGCACCTCCATCCCGCACGACTGCCACAACCGCCGCAAAGCCTCCATCGACACCCTCGGCGCATCCGCAGACTCGAACCCCTCCACCCGGAGAACCTCCGCCAGCGTATCCACCGCAAGCCGCGGCCAATTCACCACCACCTCAAGCGCCCGCACCCGAGGAGGAATCGACACCCCGATCGCATCCAACTGACGCGCCCCATCGTAAAACAAGTTATACTCCGGGTTCACCGCAGTCGACTGCGCCTGCGACAGAAGCCGCTCGAACGACATCAGAACACCACCCAATCCTTTCCGCGATTCTGGAGGCGCTCCCACTCCGGCGACGCCAGAAGGGCCCTATACACCATTCTAGCGCCAATCACACAAACCGCCGCATCGATCTTATTCGGCGACTTCGGCGACTCCTTCCGAACCGTCACATGACCCCGCCGCTCCACCATCCGACAATTCCCCACATGCCGAGACGTCACCCAATTCCCATCATGCTTAAACAACGCATCCTCAATCTCCGCATGACACATCTCCGTAGCCACCGCGAAATCAAACCCATGAGAACGCATATCCCAAGCAATCTTCGCCGCAGCCTTCCCATAAGCCTGAGCAGGAATCACAAGACCCTCCCCAAACTCCGAAGGCCACGACACCTTCACAAAGGACTCCCACTCGCGGACATCAGCCCAAAAAGCCCGAACAGCAAAACGCTCAAAAACAGAACGCACCGCAGCATCCACCGCAAACGAATCCACCTCCCCCGACACACCACCAGGCTCCCACACCCCAACCGTAAACACAAACCCATCCGAAACACAACACCCCACCAACGCAGTATGATCACCCGTCTTAGACCCATCAAAAAACAACACAACATCCTCACCATCCACCAACCCCCTCGACGTATCAGCCAACGAAGCCCACTCCTGCAAAGACACCCAAGCATCCTCCGCAACAGTAGGCTGATTCAAATAAAAACGCCGCGACACAGAAGCAGGCATAGACGGAGACCAAATCTCCTCACGAATCGCCCCCACATCAACCCACGGCATCGTATCATAAACAAACCGCAAACCATCCGACAACGAAACCTCACCAGGCCCCGGATCATCAGACAACACCGTACACGCCGGCGCCACCCGCGCATCATACAACGAACGCCCAGCCCCCGAAACAAGACGCCCCTCCTCCTGATCACACCAATCCTCAAACGACAACTCAGCAACAGAATCACGCCCCGGAATCCACGAATTACACGTCTCAACCATCCGAGTCCCCGTCTTAGCAGCATTACGCCTCAACGTATGCCACATATCCACCCCACCCGAAGAAGGCGTCCAATGCTCCGTCTCATCCGCAATAATAAAAGAAGACTCAAACCCCTCCGCAGACGCCGCAGAAGACGTCAACAACTGAACCTTCCCACCATCCGGAGTATCAATATACGTCTTCCCGCAATCCAAATCATACTTCCGCGCCAACTCCGTCCGCTTATTCGCCATCCCACGCAACACACGCATCGTCACACCAGTCTGCGACATAGACGTAGCCGCCAACTGCACCAACGGCAACCGCACCGGAACACCAAAACAACCACCCGGCAAACCATCATCCAACCCACCAAACCGAGCAGGCCCCAACAACTCAAACAAACACAACGCAGCCGCAAACGGAGACTTCCCCGACCCCTTCGCCAACTGCCTCGTCCCACGACGAAACACCCACGAACCATCCCCACGCACCGCATAAAACCACACCAAAAACAAAGCCTGATCCAACGAACACTCAAACGGCCGACCAGCAAACGGCCCCGACGGCACACGCAACTCCTCACGCATCCACGCCAAAGCCCCAAACCCCAACGACAACTCCGGCAACCCCGGAGGCAACGTCACACAACGCTCACGCGGAGCCAACCCAGCCTGAACCCCACGATCACCAGCACGCTCTAAGACATCCGAGACAACCGAGACTTCCACTCAGCCATCACCTCAACAGACCCAGAACCAGCCTTCGGATCCTCAGCAACCAACTCAACCTGCACCCGACGCCGATCCCCCTCCGTCGTCAACAACCACGACAAACCCGACATAATCTGCGCAAGAATCTGCCCATTATGCCGCTTAAACGACAAATAATACGTCAACTCATCACACAAAAACTGAGCAAACGCCCAATCCGACGCCTGAAAAAACCGCGACTGCCCAGACTCACCCCACGCACGCCACAACCGCTGCGCAGCCGGACACCACAACGGATCCCCCTCAGGCTGCGGCGCCGCACCACCAGACACCACAATCCTCGACGGCTCCGGAGAATTCCTCCGATGCCGATCCTCAGACCGCTTCGGAACAGGACCCTTAACCCCCACCCCAAACCTCCTACTCCACAAAAGAAACCAGGCCCCGCAAGCAGACACCCACCCACGGGGCCCAGCCCCTCAACCAACCGAAAGGCGAACGAGGAAAACCAGCCCAGAACCCCAGCCCGCACAGCCCCTAACAAGAAGACCGCCCCGACGCA